AGGAGTTCCTTCAGCATCTGTGCGCGTGAAATAGCCATTGCTTAGACCTCCTTAAACGCCGAGCTTGGTTTCGTAGGCATGGCTGAGAGGCAACCAAGTCACAATGCAATCGGTGAACGAGTCACCCACAGTGCTTGATGGACCGTCAACAAAGTCTACGATACGGAGTGGAAGGGTATTGGTTGTCGCGGCAGTGCTCGCATCAAGAGCGTTTCGGCTTCGACCAATGCTTGTTGATCCTGCTGTGCTGACCGCAGAGATGTTGTTGCCAAGCGCTGTTTGCGCGATGGAACCGTCACCCTGCATCTGGAACAGAACTTTAGGATCGTCTACGACATACGCCATAATATCGTCCGCCGCAGTTGAAGCGGGGAAATACTGTGAGTATGTGGGTTGATTAGTAGTTGGATCAGTGTAGCTACAGCCGACAAAAATGCCGACAGTGCCAGCGACGACAGCAGTTGTAACTGCGGCCTTCTCGACAGTACCTGAACTAACTAACTTAACGAAATCACCATAAAAAATTGCAGTGTTGTAAGCGTTGGCAATCTTAATATGGCGCACTTTCCCGGTGAAAGAGCCTGATGCACTTAGCGTGTCTACAGGTTCCGCCCCGGATGGGGTAGCTGATGTAGCCATTTGCAGTCTCCTTGAGAGTTAGAGCCACCCCTCCTTTAGGGGATTAGCTCTTGCCAAATGTAGTTCTCGTACTACGCTCAGGTTTCATGAGCGGCATACGAGGATCATTTTCACGCAGGAAGTTGTTGTCCACAGATTGCATCTGATTTTCGGCCATTTGCTGGAAGTATTGATCACGCTGTTCCATCTTCTCCTTAGGAGCACGACAGAGCAACAGACCACCGACTTCAATGTTACCGGCAAAACGCGAGCCTACATCTGACTGCAATTGCAATTCAGGGTAGTCTTCCGCTTTAACGGGTTGCCATCCTTCACGCATCATCTTCGATACGTTCGTATTGTCTGACTCACCAAGGACGCTAGTACGAATCCAACGGTGAACCCATCCATCACGATGATCCGGGTTGGGCAAGATTGAAGCTGGTATCCAGCTATCATTAGGACGAGACTCTTCTTCTCGCGTGGTTTTGGTTCTGGGGGTGCGCTCTTCTGCCATCACTTACGCTCCTTTATGAGTTGGTTGGCATATTGTTCGGGGGATAACCCAAGCCGCTTGGCGAGAGAGACCTGAGTGGACGTTAACTGCACTTTGCGCGATTTTGCTCCATTGCTTCGAGACGATGGAGCGACCACCGACGAGGGTCGCTGATTAGCAGTCGCAGTCGCGGTACGTCCATCATCCCGCTGATCCTGCCAATCATATTCTGGAAAGGATGAACGCATCCGATTATCAATGTAATCGAAATACTCCTGAGAGTTTGTGTCCATTCCTCTTTGTACTGCTGAGGTGTGAGCGCCATAAGCCAAGGCGGTCATCTCTTCATGCCCTTCTTTCATGAACCAGTCGTTTTTCTCCGCCCAGCCTTTCGCTTCGGCGCTTGGCTCTGGGAGGGCTTGGCCTTGGCCTTGGGCTTGGGCTTGCTGGTTTTGGGCCGCGACTTGTTGAGCGGCTCTTCGGGCAATTTCTTGCTGATAGGCTTGTTGCTCGTACTGGGTTCTTTGCTGAGCCTGCTGACGATTTTGAGACTGATATCTTTCAGCCTCTGCAAACTCCGCTTGAGCGCGGTTAAGCCTCTCTTGAGAAGCGATGATTTCATCTGTGTTTCCCTCTTCATAAGCTTTGCGGTATGAGGCCCGCGCACTATCTAGTGCAACGGACGCTCGCTCTCTTACTTGCTCTACCAATGCGGCCTCGCCGCGTGAGATGAGGGACTCCATCTCTTGGTTTTTATTGGCTACCTGTTGAGCATAAGTGATAGCTTCTTCACGCAGTTTTTCTGCGGCTTCGCGCTGTCGTCGCTCTTCATGGTAATCAAACTTAAGCTTGTTAAGACGCTTCTGAACTTTCTCAGAATACTGCCCAAGCTCCTCATCAGAGGACTCAGAATCTCCTGTCTTCTCTGCTTTCTTTGATTTCTGCGGACGCTGATCCTCTTCAGGACGATCATCCATCACTTCGAATTCTATATCGGTCGCCTCTTCCTCCTTTGCTTTTTTATCAAAGGTGGTTTTGACGCCGAAGAACTTATCTTCCGCAGATGTTTCTTCTACGAACAAATCGCTTTGGTCATCGCTCATGCTTTCACAATCCCCCTTGGATCTTCGACTACAGCTTCTACACTGTCATCGTTGATTAGTCGGAACTCCTTACCGTGAATCTTGAATCGTGTACCGGAGTACGAACGCATCAAGATACAATCCCCTTCTTTGCAGTAGGGGCCGTTAGGGAATCTTGTAGGGTCTGTGTAGCAATCTGGGCCTAATGCAAGCACCACGCCTACGATAGAACCAATCTCCTCATCGTGCAGGGTCTTGGACGCCTTTACGATTCCGCCTTCGAATTCCTTCTCAGGCTCAGGGAGTGCAATAAGAATTTTATAGCCCGAAGGCTTTGGAAGTTGAGACGCAACTTGTGCTTCTTCTTCACTCATGCTCACCTCGCACTGGGTAACGCCCAGAGTCGTTGCACTAGGAAAACGCCTAGAGTCGTTGCACCAGAAAAGCGTCTGGAGTCGCTAGTCTTGATACCGGGCTTCTACGTCCAGTATCTCTCGCTCGGCTATCGCCAAACCTTTAATGATTCCACAGCACTGTGTGTAGTCTGCGTGATCATTACAAGCACCGCCACTAATATGATCCGAAATGTCATTCATGTGCTCTCGAATCTTAGAGCGGATGTACTCAGTTACCGTTGATTCCTCAAGGCTCATTTATTACCCATTAAATCCTTAGCAATATCAACACCCAGTTTAGCACCAGCTATTTGCTCTTGGGAAGCTATTCGATCTTCTTCCAATTGCTCTTGGGAATTGTCTCTAGCTATTTGAGCACCAATCTTTGCGGTCTGGATGTCTTTTTCCTGATCAAGCTTGGCCTGATCTAGCTGAGACTTGGCCATTGCCTTCTGCATATCCAGCTGGATTCTGGCCATTTCAGCCTGAGCCTTACGCTGTACGTCGGCTTGCTTGATCTGAAGCTCTTGCATCTGGATCTGGATAAGCGGATCTTGCATTTGCTTCTGAGCCTGCTCCATTTGTTGCTCACGCTGTGCTTTACCAGACAATTGAGCCGCCGCTGGCGCAACCAACTGCGAAATGCGGTACTCGATATCTTCTGGTAATGGCTCTTCTGGCGGTGGCAACGGTACACCCAACTCTTTCTCCACGCCCTGTCGGTATTGGAATGCCAAGTGCTCTTGAACGTGGGCCGCAAGCTCTGCCTGCGCCTTCTTCGCGTTTGGACTCTTGGCCATAACATCCATGACCTGTGGATCTTGGAGCAAACTCATGTGAGTCTGGATGTGAGCTTCGTGATCTTGGTAGATAAACGCCTTGATTGGCTTTCCGTTAAGCAGATTCATGTTTTCGCTGACCGGATCGGTCGGCTTCATGTCTGCATCGGTAGGAACAATCTTATCGGCGTCACGAATACCTAGAACTTCTAGCATTTGTCGGTGTAATAGTGGCATGTCGTACATTTCTGGGGCTTGTGCCGCCAGTTGTAGCGCCGCTTGGTACTGCATAATGCGCTGTGCCATCGTTCCGGCGTTAGGATCGCTAACAGGGATGATGTCAACGCGGTCATCGAAGTCCTCAGGGACAATCGGGTCGCCTTTTGTAGCGTATGGGTACTGATCTGGCCCAAAATCCCGCACAACATGGGTCAATATGCGTAGTTCTACCCGCATTGAGGCGTGTAAACGCGCTTGAACCGCGCTCATTACCTTCATTGCCCGCTCTAACAGCGCAAGAGTCGTGCCAACAGGCGCTTCCGCGTTCATATCGGCGGCTTTTACGTCACCTGCAGACGCAAATCGGCGGCCTTCCTCTACAATGTCACCCATTAGCTGGTATAAAACGTTGCTCGGCTCTTTGTAGGGCAAGAAGCTGATGTTATCTCGGATGGTTCCACCCGGAACATCCACGTCTCGGAACTCTCCGGGCATGATTGGGGTGTCATCGCCCTTGATTCGTAGCCCTCTGGACTTCAAGCCACCCGGCAAGTTGGACAATGTGCCTGCATCAACCAGTTGTCGGAGCAGTGACGTGGCAGATTTAGCCAATCCACCGATCATGTGGATCAATCCGAAGCCATAGAACCCTAATCCGGGCATGTACTGGTAGTGAACGAAGTGCTCTCGCTTCAATTTGCGGGCATCTTCCTCGTACCAGTTGCGTCTGATTGACAAAATAGTGCGTGATGACAGGTCAATAGTGACTACATAGGGCAATGCAATGCCTGTTTCCTCGCCACCTTCGGTATCTTCGAAGCCAACAAGGTCAAGATTGACGTGCATTTCGAGCAATGTGTGCCGATCATCGTAGTCATAGCTATTCGAATCGCCAGTTAGCTCGTTATATTTCTGCTCAACCGGATCTACATCGGGAGCAGGGCTGGGCAAATCCACATCACGGAAGAACCCAGACACTTGAAGCTTGCGAATATCGTTACTGCTCTTCTTCATGACGTGAGTTGAGCGCTCACAGGTCGTCAAATCAGACGCGCCATAGCTCACCACGAAGTCTTCAGCCGGTACAAACATACTGCAAGGGCGACCCAAGTTAGGATCGTAGTACACCTTACGGAATGCGCTACCTGCCAAAGGTAAAGAGAACAGCATCTTCTCCGTTTCGGAGCGATACTCTGACATTTTCTCAGTCAATAGATAATTCAGGTAGTCCTGAACACGCTCGGCTTGCTTTTCTTTGTCAGCATCAATAACGCCAACGACCTTAGTCTTTACAGGTCCGCTTGCCGGAAATATCTCTTGGATTGACTGAGACTGAAAACGAATCACTGATTCTGTTAACAGCGGGTGGAAGACGCCACACGCGCCATCCCAAGGCGTTGTACGGTCCTCATGCTTAAGACCCAATAGGTCGAGACCCTTAACGTAAGAACGCTCCCAGTCGGCTCTGCTTTCCTTGTCAGAGCGGAACGATCCAATAAGCTCAGATGCCAGTGAATCTAGGTCGCGATCATCCATAGCCTCAGCTAGGTTATCGTCATGGCCTAGACCCATCATGTCACCCATGTCAGGGTCGAAGTCGATCAGCATCCCGCCCTCAGGCGTGTTAATACCTACCTGCTCGGGATTAACAATCTCAACTTCTATCTGTTCGCCTTCTTCTAAAGGCTCGCCCATTAGGGCGCGATCAATAGCCATTAGCCGTTCTTAGTAAACGTCTGTTGACGAGCCGCACCACAGCCGCGAGCTTTTGTCTTGCCGCCTGCCGCCATGCCTTTAGGTTTCATCACCTTTCCGCCTTTAAAGTAGCCTTTAGTTTTGTTGACTTTACCGCCACCAGCCATCTTGCCTTCGCCATCTGCCGCAAAAAACGGAACTTCTTCGCCTTTGCTGTTTTTAACCATCTTAAGCTTGCCGCCAGACTTGTAGCCCTTGGTCTTCATTTTGCCACCGGCCATGTAACCTTTACTCTTCATCTTCATCGGAGTCTCCTGCATACATATTGTCGAACACCTGATTCACGTCGAGCGTGTAATCGAGGTCTGACTTGCTGTAGTGAATGTGTTGCGAAGGACGGAAGTCCGGTGCCCCTTCGCCTGTTTCGAACCATGCAGGATGTGTTACCCGCACTCTGTTGTTTGGTAACGCTACGATATTGCCCGTCCACGGGCCTGCATCTAGTAACTCTAACACATGGCTTTGCTTATGCTGGGCTGGATCGTCAGCTATCTCGTTCTCTGCATAGTCTACAGTGAAGTAATACTTAGCAGGGAAAAGCTTGCCATCTATCTTAGCCAGCCACGGACAGGGTGTTGCCCTATCTAGCTTGTATACCGCGTGGTGGTGAGAGCTACAATCCCAAGGCTGGGCCGCCCATACAGGCATTGGCTCTGGCCATTCTTCGTAGGGTGTATCTGCCACTAACGCAGTAATCGGCATTCTGGCCCACATTGCACCGCCGTGAACGTTAGGCTCATCGGTGTCATATGTTTCAGCGCCAGTAAAAATAACCTGAAAACTCAGACAGCGTGTCGGCATCGTAGTCACTGCAATCGCCATAGCGTGCAGAAACTCGCCGTGGTACGCCGTATGGTTATGGGTATACTCGCGCCTCACCCAGCACTTAAAGTGCGGTATGTTGCTTTGCAGATAGGCCATCAGCGTTCCTTATAGAAGGTTTTTTCCCACTCAGCGTGTCGCTTGATGGGTTCCTTAAAGTAACGCATATGGCGTGCCATATAAACCACAAAGTGGTTCAGCCAGTTCAATGGCCAAGGCAACGGTCGCATGTAATCCAAAAACAAAACAACGCGGTCTCTGTCTGTGGCGTTAACCGCAAAGTGCTCATACGTGTCATCAAAGACAACACAATGGCCTTCCTTCCACCTGTACTCTTGCTCGTTAACCACGAGCGTACAGCCACTTCCCCCAGCCGGAATATCTATTCCTAGATGAATCCTTAATATGCCGCACCACGGACCTTCATGAGGCATCAGCATTTTCTTAGGACCAATCACTGAGAAGTACGCAGATACGATATTAGGATCTGCATCCAGTATTTTCATGGTGCTAGGAAACTGCTCACAGTTCTTTTCAAACCGGATCTTCCCGGCTTTCAAGAAAAACATTTTCCACTTATCGTCGTTCGATATGTAGATCTGATCAGGGCTTATATCCTGAAACGGCGCAAAGTCTTTGACCCGATCTCGTATAGTTTCGAACTCGTCACGGATGATCCAATACTTAGACTCAAGCGTCTGCGTGACAGGGAACAATTCCTTGTCAAAAAAAACGCCCCCGCCATGCTTACTAAAGCGACGGAATATCGGGCGAAAGAACTTCTCAATTAGCCAGCCGTTGACTTCTATCATTAGTAGTACTCGGCTTTGCGTGTATAGACAGGCTCATCTTCTTCATCTGTTACCAGACGTAGGAAGCCGCCCTGCCTGAATCTCAGGAGTGCCTGAGTCGAGGAGTCAACAAGGTCATCGTGCTCCCCTGCGGGGAAAGACGCGAACTCTTCTATCACTTCTTCTGCAAACCGTATACGGGGTGCCCAGACCATGCCAGAGGCGAAAAGGTCTGCTACCGCGTTCACACGAGCTATCTTGTCGTTACCACGCGACGGGGTGTATTCAGATACCGGAATACCCATCGCTCGTAATTCGAATATCAGAGGCGTACCCGCCGCCTTTGCTTCCACAATAAACGCATCAGGTTGCCAGTCTGTCCACATCTCGAATGCGGTTTTCTTTAGCTCTGGGAACTCTAAGCGTTCTTTGTAGGCATCGAGCAATATAATGTTGGGTTGCTCTGT